CTCGGGAAAAACATGAGAGGACACTCTGTGATTGTTTTTCCCCGTTGCGTGCTCTCACAACGTTAACATCAGGTATGATGTTGACGCTACATAGGCAATCCGGGTTATGATTGTTAACTGGCTTGATGGCGCAGTTAAATAACACAGCTTTTTCTTCTTTTAATAGTTGATTTAGAGTTGAGTTGCATTTAATTAAGTGGTGTGGAAACTACTTAATGTGTGAGGTAAGCCCAATGCTGAGATCCAATCTCCTTTGGCTAGGTAAACTGCCCACACAAACCTAATGAAACTGATTTACCATGATTGACAACCATCAGGAAATTTCATTAGTTTTTAGCGTGAAGTACTGGTCAGCGCGCACTTGGCTTTATAAGCTCGGATAAGTTTGACCAAGAGTAGATTTTAGTATCTCGGGCTCTATATAAAAATGGTTATTTGTCACCTACCATCCCGCCTTCCACTCGAATTGATGCTTCTGGTGGAGTCAAGGTAATTGCATTCCCAACAAACAATTAAAACAACGCCGTGGTCGCAAACCACAAATCGATGCCAAACAATCTAAGCAGATTGCTCAATTAGCTGCAACCGTAGCCAGATTGAGCAAATCAAAAGCTGGTTCTAAAGTCATCAAATCCGTCGTCCCAAGGAGCTTGAGTGACGACCCTATTGTAGGAGCCGTAAAAGCAGCTTTTAGACCTTTTGACGTTTTGAAAGGTGTGGCAGCTCCATTAGCCGATGGGAGACCATCTCAAAAATTTATGGCTAAAGCTATCAACACTGTCACTTTAACCTCAGGTCAAGGAATGTGTTTCATGCAGTGTCCTAATGTGGCTTCAGACGCCACTCGTCCATCAGTAGTTATGGCAATAGGTGCTTTTACCAACGGTCAATTTGCTACCAACGGTTCTTGGAGCAATACATCTGTCGGTAATTTACTCGGACCTTTCGGTGTAATTAGAGTTATAACGACTAACACTCCCTATGATGCCGGTATGTTGTCATCAGGTTTTGAATATTCATGTGTTGGAGCTGGATTAAAGTTCACATATGAAGGAGCCGAATTGTACCGAGGAGGTACTATGAGGTACATTTATGACACTGAGGCAGCTTTTAACAATAACGCAGATTGGACTATTGCTACAGTCAATGACGTCATAGATTTTGTTAACACATCGCCTAATACCATTAGACAATCTATAAATCATACTAATGTAGTGGAGATTAATGCAACTCCTGCACGAAGCACATACTTAGAGGCTTCGTTTGTCAATTCAACTAGTTATTCAGTTGGCAGCAATGCACAAACTGAAATTGGTGGCACTACTTCTAGTACAATATTCAACACCAATCCTGGTGTTCTAGGGTATTACGTGAACACAAGTGGTAATTCCATTTCTTTTCACGTTGATGTAGTAGAACATTGGAGTATTAGCAACCAATCCATACAAGCTTTGCAAACACCATCTCATGCTCATTCAGCTATGGACACGCATGTTATAGGAGTTATGGCGAACACTCGTCAACAACACGCTAGTATGCCGAATACCACACATTCAACAGTGTCTAAGACTATTTTGTCTGCCATGAAATCTCCCATTGGCCTCGAATTGCTTCATGCAGGAATTCGAGCCGCTTTAGCTTAAGACAGCCAAACTTTTAATGTCCATCCTTAGGAGATTGTGGTTGTTTTGTACATGTCAGTGTACATGTCAATTCAACACCCAACCTCATGCGTGAAATACCAGTAAGTCAATACTGGATAACTGCTTCTTTGTAGCAGTATAAATATAACAAAGATAAGATAGCATTCTTAAACGGCTTTTTAGCTGAATTTTAGATAAATTCAGCACGGGTTTAATTTTGACTTACTCCTGAGTCACAGAGCAATCTGGATCTTTGCAACACAAATTTTTTCATTTAAATAACATGACAGACACCGCTGCTCCCCCCCCAAATAAACTTCCGTCACCCCTTAACCAAAACACATCCTTGAATAAGATGTCGCTTAAGTGGGTGACGGCCGCCGAGAATCAAGTTATGTTTACTTCTCCTGCACCAAATATAATTAAAGATATGTTTGAGAAAAATTACACAAATAGCGGCTCCAAGACTGGGAGCCAAACCCACTCAGATCCAAGTGGGATTATGTTTCAGTCCATAGGGTTAGGAACCCAACAAAATAGTACCACTAATCGTATGAGTCCACAGGAGATAAATGACAACTCAAAACGAATTAATAAAGAATGCTTTACCAATACATGCATTTCCAGTCGTACTAATGCCACTACTACTTCATCGGACTCTTCATCCGTTTCTAATTCCTCTAATGCCATGTCAAGAAAGCAACAGCAAAAATCTGACAAGAAGAAAAAAGATAAGGATAAGAAAGAGAAAGAGCTTGCAGAAGCTCTGAAGTTAGCTAGTGATGCCGATCAGATTCTATTGAAGCCGACCGAAGACCGACCTATAGTATACGTCGTTGTGGAGATTATAGAATGTGTTCCAGTCTATTTAGATTATTCCATCCCATCCAGACCTCAGTTAAGGATGTTTTTGGAAGAACCAGAGCTTCGTGCAGTCGACGAAGGTACTGGCATCTATCGGATCAAGGAAGAACACGTGGGTTATTATGTTACAAGCACTAAAACAAATGAACGACATTTGGTTAGAGGGTTAGTCGCCTCTTCCTTTTTTAGTTCAGTTACTTTGGAACCTACCTTTAGAGATGTTGGTTTTACCGACTTACGAAAAGGTAAAGTCTTTGTTCCATTGTTGCAAGCATTGAGACACCAATTTAGAGCCCACACTGAGAAACATGAAGCTTCAACTTCACATTTAGCAGCTATAAAAAATCTAGTCTCCAAGTATAAAGAATTATGTACTACCCCTCTTCCCGAGAACGTAATTAAATACTTTTTTGATGTTTGCGACTACACTGAAGCAGTGTATCGCTTACAGGTTATTGGTAACCACCGATCTACAACAGCTTTGCATAATCCCTTCTTGCCAGCTGTTATCTCTAAATATACATCAGAGGTCATTCACACTCGTACTATAGTAGTCGAGACTGTGAGAGACATGCCAGCTCATTTAGCTATTCCTTTTCCTTTGAAACACGGTGTTTTGATCAAAACGAAGGGCAAAGATTTTGAGCCTTTGAAAGAAGAGAATTGGTTCACAAACCCTCCATTTCCAGTCATTAGGACTGATGTTGCAGATGAAGTCCCTATAGAAGGTAGGGCCACACACATATGGTGTAAGTTGGCAGCAAGTACTCGTTACGCTGCTAGTAATTACAATTTATACTGGGCTATGTCCAGGGTATTTGGAGCTCGCGACGGCGAGGAAGACTACCAGAGAAACCAGTATTTATTGACAACTGTATTGATCAATGCATACCCACACATCATACCACATTTGAGTTCTATGAGAGTGGAAGTTAGTATGATGCCTATACCAGAAGAACATACTCAAAAAGGGGTGTATGACGTTTTTAGCGACACATTCCCATGTTTACCCAAGAATTACTATTACACTATCACCAAATATCCATCCATTAGAAAAAAGGATTTGATATCCCTTTCTTATCCCAACTTGCTTATCTTTATTAATATTTACAAGCCTGTCATCAGTTTCTTCTCTATATGGATAGAGAGGATGAAACCTACCGTCTCTGAGATTCTAATTGATTTCAAAGATTCAGCCGTCCGCACTGTCAAGATGGCTGCCTACACTTTGTACTCCTCTTGTACTCCAGCTTTTTTAGTTAGACAAGATTGGTCAAAAGTACCTCATGTTAAAAAACTAGAACGTGAGAGGATGGTTCAGGCTTCTTTAGTGAACTCAGATAAGATTCATCGAGATACTGTCGTTAAAGTAAAGGATGAATTGTGCAAGCCTGGTAAGAAACCCAGACTTTTTATGTCCTATGGAGACGCAGTAGTAGCTGCTCCATGGTTACCAGAGATAGCCAAAAAACATATGCATGGATGGCATTTTATGACAATGGGTTCTTTGGAGGTGTGTATTGTAGCATACACACAACCCAAGACAAGTGAATTGACCGAATTATTTGATGAGTTAGTCAAAGCCATTGTTTGTACCAAAGATTATCTTTGTGTCGCCTTTTATTCTGACGACTCCTGTTATGCAGGTTGTTTTCATGGAGTACAGTTTGGCTTCAACGTAGATATTTCTTCGTGTGACTCCTCGAATGGAGTGCCCATTTTTTACCTAGTAGGGGCTTTGCTACATGGTATAGATAGTGAGTTGTCGTTACAGTTGATAGAACAATGTACGAAACCACTTACCATCCCATTGGAAGATGGTGGAAAAATCCAGATAGACACGGGTAGTGTTTTTGAAGGTTCTGGTGCTGTAGTGACAACTATATTGAATAATGTCGCTTCAGCAGGTATCGCTGTATGTGTAGCTAAAGTATTGTCAGCAGCTACACTCGTGACCTCACGAGCTGATATCGAAAAGATCATAGTCCAGGGAGCAGGACTTATGGGCCATAAAGTCACAGTGGCTTCTATTGAGGTAGCAGGCGTTTTACAACCTGCGAAGTTTCAATTTTTGAAATATTCACCAATGGAAGCTGTGCACACCACAACCGGTGAGGTAAAGTTAATACCAGTAAGAAATTTTGGTACTATCATTAAGTCCTTCGGACAGTTAAGCGAAGCTATGCAAGCACGTCAGTTAAATATGACTGTTGGTGCTTTCAGAGTGCTCACTGTCTCACAGAAATTCGACTTATTCCTGGGAGGTGTAGTGAAAGGCTATTGCAATGAACCAAAAAGTCCTTTATTGGATGCTTTGCGTTCCAGATTCTTAGACCAAACTGTTGTTTTAGACAAAGGGTTCGTTTTAGTAGAGACCGATTTTGATTTCTCAGACTATAAAGTCTTAGAGAGTGGTCAAATAGCTAGATATGGATTACTAGATTACACAGAGATGACACGGGTCATACAGGAGTTGCAATATGGAGATATCGTTACCGAACACGCCTTGGAGACGTTCATGGTTGTTGATTACGATGCTAAGTATACTAGAGGAGAAACTATTGACTACAGTTTCACTTCGCACGATTATACTAGGTAGGTTCTCTAGCCTACACTTTTTTACTGCTATTTTTTAAAAAATGTAGTGC